TCAACCCCATCTACTATGTCATCCATAGTCAATGGGCAGTCCTTCTTCTCTGCGATTGCCGCAGCGTGAACGCAAGCATACACCAATGATGCCATATCCGTAATGGTTGACACTTGACTGATGTCTTTGCCTGTTTGTTCCTCAAATTTTTTGGCTGCTCTTATGTTAAGCTTTGCCTTGTAGCTGTTGCCGTTGATTGTAATCTGCTTCATAACTATTTACTTTAAGATACGGTGAACTCGCTAATTGTACCTGTGCCTTGAAGAGATACGCTAAACGTTTCGCTGTCTTCTGTGGGTGCTGATCTGCTAAGTGAAGTGATGTATGCACTTCCCTTGTAACGCTTATCGCCTGTTACACCCGATGAGAAAGCTACTATCACCTGTCTTCTGTTTGTCCACTCGGTGAACAAGTCAGTAAAGCCAAATGTAGCATCTTCTGCGAAGTAGCCATCTGCGCTCATTGTCCATGATTTCTGACCTTCAAGTACATCTTGCCATCCACTACTGTCTTTGGTTGATGCATCTCTTGTTGCCATTTCTGCGCTGAACTCTGTGTTTGTTAGTTCTGCGACTTTTGTTAATCCCCCACCATTTGCCTCTACATAGAGTGCCGTGAGAGTTCCGTTGTTTATTCCTGAACTTGCCATTTGTTTAAATTTTTACTTTTGTCATTAAAATCGTTTTATCATTCCTTCCATATTTCAATACCCCTTCTATCTCAAATATCTGGCTATCATAGCTGATTCTCATGCTCTCATCCACCAATGGGGCATCTAATGCCCTGATGGTGAACTCTACCACTCTGCTTGCTACTGTCTGCTCACTCTCTGTCTTTTCCGTTGTCCGCTTATACGCTATGCCTGCCCAGATAGTCTTGTAGGTTGCCCATGTTATATTCTCACCACCAAAGTCATCTCTGGTGGTAGATTGCTGCTCAATTACTATCTTCCTATCTAAGTAACCTGCGTTCATGCAAAATAGTCTTTACGCCATGCTGTGAGCAATAGTCCGTAGTCAATTACTGATTTACTGCTGCTGCCATGCACCATGTTCATGCGCTGATCGTACATATCGGCGGCAATCATCATTATCACTTGCTTTAAGCCTGCATCTATATCCGCTACGTCTGAATAGCCTGCTACAAATGTTACCAAGCATCCTGCTGGTCGGAAGTCATACACTTCGTATTCTTTGTTGAACCATACCCTTGCAGGGAAGTCTGCTAAATCTGTTTCGTAGTACTGACTATCTATCGTTTGCAAGCTGTTGCTGCTATCGTAGTATTGGATAGATGTGATAGATGATATTGGATAGCGTGTGATTTCTAAATCACTTACATAGTCATAGTAGGCAATAAATGTAGTCTCTGGCAGCACTTGTCTTGTGTACTGCTCTACAAATTGCGTAGCTGCCTTGATAAGGCTCTGAATGTAGGTGTCATCGTCTGAATGGCTGACTCTTAAATGAGTCTTTAATTCATTGACAGTAACTACTAAGTCAGTAGGTGCTACGCTTACCTTGATGCTTGCTGGTCGTATGTATATTTTATCGTCTATCATCTTTGCTTAAAAAAGGGGCGGCAGTCTCCCACCGCCCCGATCTATGGAAGGGTTATGAAGCTATTTTAGCTGATGTCAGTTCCTGTGAACGCTCCGAGTGCGAAGTCTGTGGTGCGCTTCTGATTTCCATCAAAGAAGCTGTTAAGCACCAATTTCACCTGACCATTGTCTGCTACTGTGTATGGATCAACAATGATGTCAAGTCCACCCCATTGACCGATGATGAAGCTGCTCCAATCTGCAAAGTAGATTTGCTCTTGTGCGCTTGCGTTATCGGCAATCTGTGAACTGAACATTACCTCATAGCCGTAGGCTCTGTTGCCTGACAGCAATGGTGTTACTGCTGACACTTGTGTGGCGGCTGCGATTTCTGCGAACAATCCAGCAGAAGCGGCAAACTTGGCGTTTGTCAAGTTTACGTTGCTCATCATCAACTGCTCTACCAATGCACCCATCAATGATGATACTGATGCGTTGCTCTTAGGTGTTACTCCGTTACCAGCGTGTTCGGTGAATCCATCGTCATTGAACAATGAATAATCCAACTTGGCGGCTACCGCTCTGGCGATGTCCTGCACAAATGCGTTCTCTACGCTAATGTTGTGCTGATTCAACAACTGCTTAGACAAAAGCACCTTAGTGGCAAGACGCTTAGGCACGATGCTTGAAGTTGAAAGTGCAACACCTCCATCTGCGTTAGGATCTACTTCGCCTTCCCATGTAACGGTGGTTGGTGATTGAATCACAAACTTGCCATCTGCTGTAAGGTTGAAGAAAGATACACCCAACTCACGAGCGATAGAGTTAGCTTGCAATGCTTCGGCAAAGCCCAAAACATCTACGCCAGCAGTTCCGTTCTCATTCACGTTGGCTCTGGCTTCTAATCCCCATGAAGGGATAACAAGTCCACCACGAGTTGACTGACCGATGTTGCTGAACTCCTTGCGACCTTCTGCTACCATTTCAGCTTCTGCACCATCAAGTGCTTTGTCATTGCTCAATTTCTCAATGGCACGAACAATGCTGAAACGCTTGCTCAATTCGCCTTCGTTGTCTTTTGAAGCAGGCTTGTTCTTGCTCGAAGCAATGGTCTTCAAAACGCTCTCACGCTTCTCGGCTGCTTTAACTTCGTTCTGCTTTTCTTCGTAATTTGATACCATCTCGTTGAGTCTGGTTTCTTCGTCTGCTGTAAGGGTTTCCTTATTGGTCAATCCCTCGATGTCAGATTCAAGGGCTGCCCTCTCTTCCAACAAAACTTTAAGAGTTTTCATTTCGATTTAAGATATTTATATGTAAGTTTTAATTTGCTTGCTGTTCTTTCTTCTACCTCTGGCTTGGTTTCTTCTTTGGCAGCTTCGGCTGACCTTGCTGCTGCTGTGGTGTCAGGATATGCTGGCATAACAACAGGGCCAAGTTCATACAATCTGCCCACCTTGATAATCTCACGCTCGTCCATCTCTTCACCACTTCTGAATGTCCAGCTATCTTCCGATACTGTGAACATAAAGCTACTGCCTTTGATGTTGCCGTTGCGTACATTCTCTAACAGATCATTGCCTGCTGTGGTGTTTGGTGCGTTAAACTCGTACTTCAAGCCACGCTCATCCACCATCAACTTCAATGTGTCTGATGATGTCCGTGCTAATGGATAATTAAAGTCATGGTTGAATGTAGCGACTACATCGCTCATATCAACTCCTTCAAAGGCTGATCTGCTTACACGCTCTCTGAACCACCCTAAGTCATGTGACCAAGTGTCAAACACTGCGGCATATCCTTCAATGGTGCGGCTCTCCGTGCCGTCTTCATTCATTCTAATTTCTATGCTACCTGTAAAGGTGCGTTGCTCTTTATTGCTCATATCTTTGCTATTTTCTTCTAATTCGTTTAGTTTACGTTCTGCCCAATTCTTCATGCTATCACCACCCCACGCATCATACATGATGCTGCCACATATCTCATTACCATCATCATCAAAGTACTTGCCCTGATCGTAAGTCTTTGCTCTGCTCAAAAAGCTGAAAATGCGCTTAATCATAGGCTCATCAAACCCCTGCTTCTCGCTGATCTGCCTTGCACGAATCCAGCCTGTTTGCGTACCACAATCACTACCATTATCTTCTTTGTGCTTGATGGCACGCTTGGCATTGTTTACTGCGCTATCTGGATAATCGCTAAACTTCGGCATCTTGTCCTATCTTGTCGGTTGTGGTCATGTTTAGCTGCATATAGTGTGCATCTCCGTTTGCTATTGGATTCATATCTTCCAATTCCCTTACCTCGTTGATGCTCTTGATGCCGTTCTGGATGGCGTGTACATACGCTTCATAGCGTGTCTTGATGTCTGCCCTGATGATGCTGTCTATGTTGAACTTGGCATAGTAACCGCTATCTTGCTCTGATTGCTTAAACAGCTTTCTGTTTATCTCCTCTTCCCAATTAACGCAATAAGGGAGCATGGTGTACTTGGCGAACTCCATGCTCATGTATTCAACATTATTCCACGTTGCTCTGTCCATGATTCCGATCATGTGTGGTGGCACTCGGAAGATGGATGCTATCTCTTCTTTCTGATATTTTCTTGTTTCAAGATACTTAGCATCTTCGGGAGATAGGTTAATGGTCTTGTATTCTGCGCCATTGTCAAGAATGGCTGTTTTGTTTTTGCCATACCCGCCATAGGTCTTTGTCCAAGATTCACGCAGCTTGGCAATCGTGTCTGCGTTCAACTTCTCTGGCAGTTGGATGTAGCCTTCCAACTTGCTGCCGTTATCGTAGAAGTCTTTGCTGGCTTTCTGCGCTGACAGCCCAAGTCCAAGCGTTTCACGATGCGCTTCCAAAACGCTCTTTCCTTGAAGGCCATCAGTCGTAAAGCCTTTTATGTGTAGTATGTTATCTGCGTTGGTGATGTAGCTTTCATCATCCATTTCGAACTTGTAGAAATACTGCCCCTTCTCTTTCACGATTTCTACATTGCCAAAGATAGGCAGCAACTCTTCCACTTGCATCGCGCTATTCCTGATGATGAGCGCGTAGAAGTTGCCACGCAATACAACGTGAGCCATTGCCATCTGTCGAAAGACAAATGATGTCATCCATTGGTTTGGTGTACGCTTTAACACTCTTGCAGTAGGATGGTTGCTAACCATCTCTTTTCCAACGTTAGTGGTAGTGAATACGTTTACGGGAAGTGTGGCAAATGACTCTGATAATACACGAAGGCACGCCCATACTGCTGATAGCCTTAGTGCTGTTGCCTCGTTTACAGGTTGAGAACTACTGCCGCCAAACATATTGCCAGCAAGCTGTATGATGTTGAGCGTTGACTTTATGCTCGTGTCACGTTCTTCGGTGGCCTTGTTGCCAAAAAATGGAAAGATGCGCATCTATGTACAAAAGTAAACAAGTGCAAATGAATAAATGGTAAACACTATGTTGACTACTTTGTCATAAAGTGAAACTATTGCCTTAAATGATGCGTTTTATCGTGGCCTTCTGCAAGTCTGTAATAGTGGAAAGCATAGATGCCTCTCATTATTCCTATCTTGTAGCCTTTGTCTTTTGCTCTGGCCATGAAGTCTGTGTCAAGCAATAGTAAGCCGTTTCTGAATTTAATATCTTTGAACGTGCCTGCCTTAGCTATCATCATCAACCCTGCTGGGGGATTGCCTGCTTCTACCATTGCCGTCTGATATTTCTTCCATTGCTTGACCGTTGCATCTTTGTGCAGCACTATATCACGATGCGGGAACATGGGGGCAACTACTTGCTGCTTATCACGCAGCCTGTTTGTCATAGGCACATAGATGTCATAGTCTTTGTTCTCCTTGATAGTCTTGGCTATCCATTTCTTCACCCTAACATCTAAGAAGCACATATCACCATCGCAAATAGCTACCCAATCATCATCTTGAAGGTAGTACACGCTTCTGTTGTACTCTCCGCCCAAGTTGCCATCTGTGGCGAATGGGTGGAAGTATCGTACATGGGGCAGCGATTCTTCATCTCTGTGCCTGACGTACTCTATCCACGTCCACACTTCGTGGTGTGGCAGTTCTTTGATCGGGTACTTTTCACGCCAAAACAGATACCTGATACATAGCTGATCTCTGTTGAATGTGTGGTTGATGGTTGTGTCGTACACTTCGTTGAGCAATCTGTTCAGCTTGGCATCGTTCCGCTTCATGTAGATGCCCGTTTCCCACAGAAGGTGCATATCTTGCACCCTTTCATTGTAGCCTACGGATTTTAGCCAATTCCTAACTACCTTGCCTTCCTGCTCACCTATCCGATTGAACCTAATGCACGCATCCACCTCTTGGTCTGTTGTGTTGCGCTCGCTAT